TGCTTGATCGTTTACTATGTTTTCTTTTTTAAGATCGCGTATAGTGCTACCGTACAGAGCAAAATGCACTGCGTCAGCAATAGTGGACTTTCCAACGCCATTCGCTCTATCAGCTTTATCATAATTTTTACCTGTAATAATATTTAGTCCAGGCTTAAAATCTACAACTACCGGTCTTTTACCTACAGACAGGAAATTAGTAATTTTTAAATGTTTGAAATAAACATAACGCATTACCTAATAGTATAATATAGAACTATCTTTTTTCTACTGTAAACTTATTTAACGTTTGCAAACTTAGAACCTACCGGTCTAAGTGTAACTTTTTCACCACCAAACAAATCAGTAGGGTTAAACTGTGTAAATAATTGACTATATAGTTCTTTATCAAAACTGTACTTGTTACCAGCTTCACAAGCTTCTCTATAGAGCTTTAAACCGTACTTATGTGCAAGACTGGTCATTATTGCTTGTTCAGTTCTATGTTCAATAAATTCCGGAGCTTCTGCAGCAAGAATACTTTTATCAAACGTTGTAGCTAATGGGTTGACACAATATGTTAACCATTCCATTAAAAACTGTGTAGCTTTCCATTTACCTTTTTGAAATAACATAAACCGTGCAACACCAGCCTGTACGTTGTAATATTTAGGGTCGTTTTGTCCCATCACAATGTAACAATCTTTCTTGCACCAATAAGAGTGTGTTTGTCCGTTAGCCGCAAATAGCATTACACCACCGTCTTTATCGCATTGATTAAACAATACATTTAAATCACTAACAGGGTAACAATCAGCATCTGTAAATAGCACTATATCACCGTCTTGTAGGTTTTGTAAAGCATGATATATTATAAATGGTTTCCAGCAATACCATCCAAAACCTCTTTTATGCGGGTGTTCCCAAAGCCATTTATTTTGTTCAAAGAATGGTTGTTTCATTAACCATACATCATCGTACACTTTAACTTCATCAGCACCGAATTTAATACCGTCTTGAACTATTATACGAGTGGTGTCATCATAGATATTACCACCAAAAGTAATGTATACTTTTTTCATTATAATTTAGCCCAAGGCCATGTGCTGACGTATCTTAGTAAGTCTTCTTTTTTAGCATTTAATACTTTATCGAATTCTTTTCTATTATTATTATAATATGGGTTAGCTTCACTGCTATCTTGAGATCTTACATGATCAATATGATATAAAGGACCATTTACTCTTGCAATACGGTAACCAAGTATTTCAAAACGCTTTAACCGTTCCCAGTCTTCACAGCCCCAAGATACACAATTTTCATTTTCCATTCCACCCTCTATAAAGGCTTTTTTGTACCAAAATACAGCACCACCAAAGGAATTTTTACCGAAATTTTGATATGTATCAGGGTTTAAGTTAGCCGGGTCTAAGTTTACAATTTCCTTTAAAACATCACGTTTAATGTTAACAAAATAACCACTATAAGGATATACACAGTCTAAGTTATTGCTTTTTAATAAATTATATGCTTTTACAATTTGTTTTACAGGAAATATTACATCACAATCATAATTAGCTATAAAATCAGTTGTGGCTTGCTTAGCCATATTGTTAAGATAGCGAGTACGGTGAAACACACCGTCATTTTGTTCATAAACATGTGTAATACTGTATTTATTTTTAAATATAGGTTTAGGTCCGTTTTCATACACAATTATATTAGTATCAAAATTGTGTAACAAATACTCGATAACATAGTTGAGATTGAATGCTCTATCATCACTATCAATTCTGACAGGTATTGTGAATGTTAGGTTTTTTAAATCAATTTTCATTGGTATTCTTTTCTATCGTCTAATTCTGGTTTATTTTTTTCCGTCCACATCATACACATAATATTCCACACAGCAGCTGCAGCATGATCCTCACTGTCTTCTCCTTGCCAGTATTTCATTAAATGACGCTGTGCACTGTCATAATATACTGACGTATTCATACCTTTCTTCCAGTTATTGAAACCGTACTTCTGCCCGCCTACAACAAAGTGGCTTGCCACTCTCATTAATTCTTCATGAGGCACCAGGCTAACTCTTGGTTTGCCAACATCAGTGTCTCTTTGTGCACCTGTATCAAATTGTCTTTTCATTTTGTAATATATTGTTATATATCCAATCTTCTGATAAAATATAGTTTTGTGCTAATTTAAAGTTTTCTTCAATAGCTGCTTTCTTACTATCGTATAATTCTACTGTACAATTTTTAAGCTTCTCTTTTAAATCATACAAGTCATTAAAGATAATAAAACCATCAGTATTAAAGAATTTATCAATAGAAGGACACCCCCAGTATATAGGAATTGTACCAGACATCAAGGTATCAATAAGCTTTTCTGTAAAATAAAAATCTCTCTTACAGTTTTCAATTGCAAAATGATATCGGTAATCCGCTAATCCTTCTATTTTATGCATGGGGTTTTTCTTAAACTGAATATAGGAAGGACCGAAAGCATCCACCTTATTACCAGCGGCTTGTATTATTTGATGTCTTAATTTGTGACCGGGCAGTTGGTTTTTGTTCGAAGCTATAATAGAGAACATTTTGCTCTTTTCATATATTTTTCTTTCAGGTACTTCTAACCAACACCCTCCAACCGGATACCATTTAGCGTTTGGTAAAGACAAAAACTCTTTATCGTGTGTCCATATTTCTTTATAAAAAGCTGAATTAGCTTTGACATACTCATATGGCTGTGGGTTAATTTCATAAGGTTCTAATAACCATGCAATATTGCCTTTATCTAATTGGTAATCAGTACACACCACATCAGTTCCATGTGGAGCGTCGCCGCGGTTCCATATTATATGTTCAGAAATGCTTACTGGTGGTGTTGGATTATTACTAAACGCGCAGTGACCGAAATTAGAGTCTTTTATGTATAATTCTTTTTTCATACTTTTATCCACCCCTCTGCTTGCAAATCTTTACCATCTGATGGCCCGTTAATACCAAACCACTGTTTGGGCATAACAACAACTTTATCTCTATTTGTGTTTAACCAAGCTGCCCACCATGAAAAGGAGGAATTAGTTATTATATTGTTGCTACACAAAGACATCATAACAAAATCATCCATGTCGTTTCTACCTTGCATAAATAATACCTTTTTACCTGTTTTAGTAAACAGTTGTTTATTTTCTTTACACCAATTTATGTCATCAGACATTACTATATAAGTGTTAACAGTGGTTAAGCTTTCAACTTTAAGTTGAGCGTTATACCAATAGGTTTCAGGTTGCTGTACATGTATATCAGGGTATTTTAAATAGTCTCCGCGACGTACATGTATAGAGCATGTATTGGTTATACCATTTAAAGAGTCTTTTATTGGTTGTATATACTCATTTTTAAATGTAAAGAAATTGCGTATTGTGTTTTTTGCTTCAGGAGAACTGAAGTATTTTTCACTTTGAAAATAACCTTCAAGGTATGTAAATGTATTTTTTGGCAACACTACCGGGTTATAATCAAAGCTCTGTTCTTTTACAATATTACCTGTTCCTGGCGCTAAACCCGGTAACTGCTCGTTAAAGTAACGATTATTACTCCATTCTGCAAAACCATACTTTAAATTATTGCTGATAGCAATACCTATCGTACTTGCAATTAAAAATAATTGATTACCAAACCCATAACCACTACGTTTTACGTTAGTTATACCTAAATGTGTTACTTGCATTTATAAATTTCTTTTAAGCGTTGTAGTACTACAGAAAGACCGGTATCAGGGTTTTCTACAGCTGATACACCGTGTATCTTTCTGTAATGATCAGCACCTTTATACATATTTTCAGTCCATTTTTCGGTATGTGTAATAGAACTGTTTTGTATAGAGCCTGGTATTTCTTTAAGTAATTCATCACTACCTTCTACATCTGGAAACCACCAAAATGCAGGCAAATAGTTTTTCTTAATTGCTCTTTGACACAGCTCTACGTGTTCCCATGCATTTTGAAAAAATGTATCATGATAACCAACATCTGTCATAAATTGACGATGAAAATACGAAAACGCTCCAACACAATGAAAATTAAGTGCAACTTTTATATTATTTGGGTATTCTACAATATACCTCGGATTTGGTTTACTATAATCTGGTGTTCTGTTGGCTGGTCCATGATAACCGAAATTTAAATGACGTATACCTGTACCATTAGCAGTATCTATATATTTTTGCCAAACATCAGGTGTTTGAATTAAAATATCATTTTCAACAAGAAATATATGTTCACATTCTCTATTGACTAACACCTGCATAGCTCTATTTTTAGCTCTCCCAACTGATTGATATGGCGGTCTATTGTTCATTATTTCAATACCATCAGGTAATGCACCATCTGGTATTTTAATACCATCATTAATTAAAATAATATCAGTTAACGGGCCTTTATTCGCAAGTATACTTGCAACACACTGTTTAGTGTATTCCAATCTATCACATGCTATTACTGCTGCTCCTATTTTCATGTTATTGTTAATGCTCTATGGTATAAATCTGTTACGTAACTCTTTACTTTATCCTTATGATTAACATCTAATAAATCAATGAATTCTGATATAGAGTTTTCAACACTAATACTAAAATCCTTGGTATTAGCTTCTTCTACATTAAGCTTAGATAGTTCTGAATAATCGTATTCTAAAGTAAGCTCGACAGGTTTAATTGAAGCAATCTTTCTAACAATATTATCTACTACTTCAGGTGTAAGTTGTTTATCTATGTAAAATTTTACTATATTGTTACGTATAAAGCCTTTTAAAGATTCAGCTGTATATACACCATTAGCTATTTCAGAGTATTTAATCTTGTTATAGCGTGGTGATATGTTATTAACAATAAACTCGTAACTTAAGTCTTTTAAATCTAAAATGTATAAACCTTTAGTAGTACCATAATCACCCCAATCCTGTTGATACGGGCACCCAACATAAAGAATAGTACCATCTTTGTATTTGCGTTCTTCTCTATGGTGAAAGTGACCTGTAATAGTTAAAGGTGCTCTATCAGTTAAATCAGAAGTCTTAAGCCCGTTAGTACATACTTTATAAGAGTTCATTTTAAAGCTATTAACTTCAAAATGACCTACAATTAGATCACATTTAGGTACTTCGTTAATATCTTGACCCCACGGACAGAATGCTATTTTCTTTCCTTGGAGCGTTTCGACCGTAAGCTTATCAATAACAGTAATATTACTCCAGCCACGAAGTATGGATACGGAATTAACTGAAGAATTATCACGGTAGTAAGCATCGTGATTACCCACGGTAACAATGATGTTAAAATCACGCAATACATCAAAAATGTCAGTAACCACGTGAAGAGTGTTAACAGCAATGTCATTACGATCATGAAATATGTCTCCAGGTATTAGTATATCTTTTATGCCTTGTTGTTTAAACTGCTCAGCAGCCCACTTAGCGTGCTCCAAAGCAATCTTGTGCCATGTTTCACTATTACGGTGAACACCGTAGTGCGGATCAGAAAATATACCGATTCTTAAATTAGTTATTGTCATTATTATTATTACGTTTAGCGGGATTAACCGGATCATCAACACCTACCTGAGGCCCGATAATACTATACACTTCTTCTTGATATGCCGCTAATGTGTCTCTCATGCGTTTTTCTTTTTTAATACGAGAACGCCAGCAATTAAACGAAATTGAATTAAAATAAGAGAATGGATTACTACCTTTATCAAAATTATATTTCTTATCTTTTAATGCATTGAACATATTAATTAAAGAATCACCAATAGCGTCTTCTTTAAAGGTATAATTGATAAAGTTTGAAGCATGTGCAAGCCCATAAGCAATGTTTTTAATCATCATTGCTAAATCATCGGTAATGATATTGGTTTCATAGTATTTGCGTAACTCAGCTGTAAAATCAGCTGGGCTCACATAATATACTTTTTTAGCTTTAGCAGACTCACTTAATGGCTTTTTAGGCTTAGGTGGTGCTTTAGCTTTCGGTAATTGTTTTTTCGGTAATTTTGATTTGTTCAAGGGCATAAAATTCTTTTCGTTTGTCATAGTGTTTACCACCATAGATAAGCTCATCTACAATGTCAATGATAGTAAGAATGTCCTTATTTTCATGTACACGTAAACCACGACCAATAGACTGTAAAGTTTTGATCTTGGACTTACCGCCTGCAGCAAACACTATATAATGAATGTTTTTTATAGAAATTCCAGTAGAAAAAATTTTGCTTATAGCAACACATACAACATTGTTATGCTGTTCCATTAGTTCTTGCACCTTTTTACGGTCCTCAACTTCAACACTACCTTGTATAAAGTACACTTGTTTACCGGTTAAGGTTGATAAAGTATTATACAAATTTTCACCGTGTGCAATATGGTCCACAAGTATAAGGCTGTTATTATTTAGTTTACCAATAATGTTCTTAATAACCTCGTTACGAAATTTGTTTATGTGTATAAAATCTAACTCAGTTAAGTATCTTTGAGCTGCCGCTACTGCAGTATAATCTGGCTTCATTGCATACTCAATATGTAAGGCTAAAGCTTGAGCATTAGCAATATACTCTCCACCAGCTGCTTCTCTTAGTTCGGTTGTAGTTTTTTTAAATATAACCGGCCCGATAAAATTATTAATATTCCATTTATCGATATCATTTTCTGGTAATGTACCTGTAAAACCAATACGTCTTAGTGTGGGTATTTTATCAATAAGTTTACATACCTTATTACCTCTACGTAGCTTATGACACTCATCTACAACTAACAAACCTACTTTGTTAAACCAAGAAATATCCGACGACTTACTTTGTAAAATACCCATATTAGCTATAATAACACGGGCATTAGAGTCTAACTCAGTATCTCCTGTCCACTTACTCACTATCTCCATAGGAAAGTTGTATGAAATAAAGTCTTTATAAGTTTGTGCCACTAAACCTAAATCTGGCACTACAATTAATACTTTTTCAGTAAGTTTGATACTGTGTAATGCAGCATATACTAAATTAGCGATAATTAATGTTTTACCACCACCAGTAGCTAACTCTACAACACCATAACCACTTTCTAATGCTTTATTAACAGCTGTCTCCTGGTAATCTCTAAGTTTAAATTCACTGTCTAAAGTTTTATGTGTTCCGGTATTGAGAATATGAGTTTGAAGTAAAACATCATTGTATTCTTTATTAACTTTAATTTCAAATGGTATAGTTTGAGAGTTAAGGTAATCTACAATTTCCGGAACTAAACCTATACCACAATAACCGGCATTAGTTATAGCGTAGATACGCTGAGGTAAAAATCTTTGATATCGATTAAAACGTGCCCCCGGGTTTTTAACACTAAAACGTTCTTTAATATTGTTAAGGTATTCCGAAACAATCTTTACTTCTTTGCGTTTAGGGTCGTATTGAAGTTCTACTACCATTAGGTCGTTTCGAGCTTTTGTAAATCTATTACGTTTTTACAATCGTACGTTAACGAGCTGGTTAGTTTTTCTACCTTCTCAAGATACTCAATAATACCTTCTAACTTTTCAATATACTCAGTCAATTGCACTATATTAGGATTATTTTGAGATAATTGTTCTAATGCAGTCTTACTCATTGAAACAGGACTCGCATTAGCAGTATTCTTAATAAGATCTTTTTTCTTAGCTTGAAGCTTACGCAATTGAGCTTTATGTTGCATCATGCGTGCTACCCATTTATGTTTGATAGTGGGCACTAACATTGCTTTGTCTTTAAGAGACAATTCATCTACCTGTATATCTTGTATAATTTCAGTTTGGTAGTTAATAAATAGTGTATCTAAATCGGGTAAGTCCATAATAAACAACATAAGTATAATATAATCTTTAATATAATCAACAGTGAAAAAATTTGATAAAAAAATACAGAAAATCTTAGAAGATATGGGAGCGGCAGCAGGTACTACTGCAGCTGCAGGAATCGGAAGCACAAGTGCAGCTGCTGGTGTACCTATAGGTCAAAGTAGTGATAAAATATATGCACCAGGTGATGCTCGCAATCTATTTGGTGCTCCGGAAAAAACAAAGAAGAAAAAATCTAAATTTAAAGCTCCTAAAAATAATCCAGGTTTTAAATCCAAATTTAAGGTTATCCGTAGAACTCCGCCAGGTTTGTAATAAGTCAAAGTAAATGGATTTAGGCCACTGGACAACAAATGAAGCTTTCAACAACAATATTCTGCCTTACGGTTTTATTTATCGTATTACAAACGTGGTCAGTGGTAAGGTCTATTTCGGTAAAAAGCAGATTAGAAGCGTTAAAAAACTTAAACCGCTTAAAGGAAGAAAAAACAAAAGACACTTCGACGTAGAAACAGATTGGAAGACTTATACTTCATCATCTAATGATGTTAATGAAGATATAAAAAAAATCGGTAAAGACAAGTTTAAATTTGAAATATTGCGTTTTTGTGATAGTAAGTTTGAATTAGCATATTACGAAGCTAAAATACAGTTTGACAACAATGTACTGTTAAAAGAAGGATATTACAACGGTATTATAAATTGCCGTATTGGAAGAGCACCTGACGCACTATTAAAAAAGCTTGCACAAGAAGAAAACGGTGTTATTATAAACAATAATGCGATATCACCAGACAGATCTTCACTTGATAGTAGTAGACTTTGAAAGTGTAGCTGAAGATATACAAAACAGCTATTTAACAAAGTTAAGAAGCGAGTTTCAGGTGTTTGCTGATGATTTACCTAAAAAAGATGCAAGCAGGCTATTAGTTTATTATATATTGCAACAAGTACTTGAAATACAGGTAAATTTTAAAGAACATAAAAAGAACATAATATTTTACATTAACGAAAAGTTAGATACATATAAAGATATAAAATCTAACTTTAAAAGCGTAGCAAATGCATTAAATCTAATAGTATATACTAATACAATATATTATGATTGTATATACAGCAAATCCGGGGAATCTACTGAATTAATTAACAGTGTAACTAATTACCGCTTTAATTTCGATCACAACAAATACTCCCACCGGAAATTAGTAACATACCTTAAAAAGCGCAAGATAAGTCCGGATATTCTAAACCAGTGCAAGTAGCAAGTTTCCGGGAGATATATATATTATATATGATATATCAGGCGAGCGCAGCGAGCCTATTAAAAAATAAACAAGAAAAACCCATAACAAACATAACGTATAGATTACTATCTGTACATAGTCCGTCTTTTCCCTCCCCGGTATTATATTAAATGAATCCACGAAAAATCAACTATAGTTCTTTATTTTTGTTGTAAGTCAGTAAATAATAACAATGGAAACGTTATACGAGAAGTTTAAACCTAAAAGTAAATTTTTAGCTATTGTAGCAAAATTTAATAAGAGTGGTCTTGCGACTGAAGATGGAGCGAATCCTGGAGCATTGCCTGGTACTGCACCTGTTGCACCGACTTCTGCACCAAATCCAGCTTTAGCACAAGCACAAGACAAAGTTAATAAAGATACAGCTGATTTAAAGAAAAAACAAAAAGTACAGGCACAACAAGATATTAATTCAGTTAACAGTCAAATTGGACAACTTAAAAGTCAAGCCAATACACAAGACCCTACACAAAAAGCCGCTGCTACAGCTGCACTTGCTGCTGCTAATGCAAAGTTACAACAAGCTCAAGCAATAATGAAACAACCATGAGTAAATTTAATAAAAAAATAAACGAATTTTATTTTAATCTTTTAGAGGCTGATCAACAAACTGGTTTAGATCAAACCGGCGGTCAACAAGGAGATCAAACTACAGCAGCTGCTCCTGCACAAGCACCAGCACAAGCACCAGCACCTGCAGCTCCGGAGCAACAAGAAGCTCAACCAATGACCCCTGAGGGTAAAGTATTCTTAGTAGAACTTGCACTTAAAGCTTTAGCTGTTGATTCTTCTACGATTAGTGAACAAGACAAATCTATATTTGAAACTCACGTTACTAAAGATAACGCTGATCAAGTAGCAGACCGTATTAAACAAATAGTAGAAGGTCTTTAATTAAAGTACCGGTTTGCAAATGCATGATTGCGACCGGTTAGCTCTTTGCCGTTAGAGTGACGTTTGTACTGTGTCATCATTGTATCAATGTCGTTGTTAATTACGCCGTCTACAAATTGTGGAAATTTGTTAATAACACCATTAAATGCGAAATCTATTAACATTTCCTTGCTTTTAGTTGGTAACTTTTCAAATACACCAGCACCGTAAGTTTTATTAATGACGTGTTTAGCTGTCTCTGAAGCTTTCATTATATCTTTAATTAAAAGCTTAGTTGCTTCTTCATCAGTAAGACCTTTACTAAAAATATCACCGTGATGTAGTTTGTGGCCATAAGCAATAGTATCAGTACCGCCCTCGACACTTTTGTGTGGGTGCCACAACCCGTGTTTAAAACCTGTATGTGTACTGTTTTCTACACCTTTAATATAATTGATAAAGTCAGGTGTTGGCATAAAGCTTGCCTGGTAAAAAGACTTAAAATCAGCCGCCGGTTTGTTTACTTTATGTACAATTGCTGCAGGATTGTCAAAATGGATTGGAGGTGGTGGAGGTACATCCATAATGGCTTCTTTTATATTTACTTGCTTATTATGCTTTACCGATTGCATTAGTTATATTTATAATAAATATGCCATAATAAAGTGTATATAAAGTATCGCGATAAAACATACAGTAGTATTGACTTACCAATTTTTATCTATTTTAAAACGGATAAAAACCGTAATGACTTTATAAACTTACTGCAATTTTATGAATTAGGCACTTGGTGCAGAGTAAACTGTATGTATTTTGTTTTAGCAGGTAAAACTGTAATAAAAGACAAAAGAGCATTTATATATTTCAGAATTGATGAAAAAGAAGAAAAACGCACTTTACAAAGAAGCTTATTTGATACTAATGACGCGGATAATAATGCAATGATGTGTGCTCCAGATGATATAGATGAAGACACCTTGCTAAAATGGGTACAAAACCATTTAGAAAAGCTTGATTAAAATTATTTTTATTATAGTATGAAGTTATGTCAAAATACACTTCTACTAAAGTTATTCCGTTAGGGTCGTGCGCATTTCGCCAACCTTTTGCAAACAGTCACTGTCACTTTATTCATGGTTATAGATTACAAGCTAAGTTCTGGTTTGAATGTAATCAATTAGATGATAACAATTGGGTAGTAGATTTTGGTGCTCTTAAACCGCTTAAGACAGCATTAGAAGAGCAGTTTGATCATACAACTGTAGTGTGGGAAAAGGATCCCGAACTACAAACATTTCAAATGCTCAATAAAAAAGAGATTATAGATTTACGTATAATGTCTGGCGGTGTAGGTATTGAAAAGTTTGCTGAATATTGTCATAAAGAAGCAAATGAATTTGTAAATGATCTCACATTAGGTCGTTGCTGGTGTTCTAAAGTTGAAGTGTGGGAACACCCGGACAATTCAGCTATATTTGAAACAATTCATGATGGAGAGTGGAAAAGCTAATCTTATATAATATAATAACGTATGCCAATTGACCCTAATAAAACTTTATTTCTTTCAGACGATTTCGTATTTTATACATTAGAAGGTGAAGGCCGTTATATCGGTTACCCTTCAGTGTTTATGAGATTGTCTATGTGCAACCTTACGTGTATCGGTTTTAAAAGTGAAGATGCACCATTTGGTTGTGACTCTTATGTCAGCTGGTCTAAGAAGAACAAGATGACGTTTGAAGAGATTGCTCAATTTTACGAAAAGAATGGTTATGATGAGAATCTAAGACAAGGCGCTCTACTTAAAATTACCGGTGGTGAACCTTTTATTCAGCAAAAGAACTTAATTGAGTTCGTTAAATTTATTAGAGATCGTTGGGGTTTTGCAAACTATAGTAAAACTCTCACTATGGATGATACTAACAGACCATCATTACATATTGATTTTGAAACTAATGCTACTTTAATGCCTGACCCAGAATGGGATCAAATTGGTTGTATTGTTACATACACAACATCGCCAAAACTATCAAGTAATGGAGATCCTGAAGATAAGCGCTTTAAACCAGAAGTCTTACGTTTCTTAGTAAAGAAAGATGCTTGTTTTAAGTTCGTAGCAAGACAAGAGTCTGATTTAAATGAAGTGTTAGAAAAATATTTAAACAACCCAGATGTAGGTTTACGTTCAGAGCAAGTATGGATTATGCCTTGCTGTGGTAGTCGTAAAGAATTATTAGAAGTTGGACCAGTAGTAGCAGAGCTTTGCAAAAAGTATGGTTTTAAATTCTCTAACAGATTACACTTGCAAGTTTGGGATCGCGCACTCAAGGTTTAGTCATTTATTATCAAGGAGTTCGTTGTACCAACCCAGCTCTCTCCAAGTTTTGTTTTTCCAACCAAACCTCCAGTACTTCTTGGAGGTTATTTTTTTATCAACATCTTTTACACAGCGATTTAATACTGTTACATATGAACAATTAC